ATTGATGGTATTGTAAATGAACCTACGGTCAATTTTGTCGGAAAAGATGGATTTTTCTGGTGGGTTGGTGAAGTAGAAGATAACGAAGATCCTATGGAATTAGGTAGGGTCAAAGTTCGTGTGCTTGGATACTATACTAACGTACGAGGCGGAACAACTACAGCACTTCCTACAGAAAATCTACCGTGGGCAACATGTTTACAACATACTGCTCAGGCAGGAAATGACGGACAAGGTGAAAGTTCTGGACAACTTCAACCTGGTGCAATCGTCATGGGATTCTTTATGGATGGCGATCAGGCACAGATGCCTATTGTCATGGGAGTTCTTCGTGTTCAGAAATCAAACGATACAAAAATAAAACAACAATTTGCTTTTACTGGTGAAGCAATGGAGCCAGGTCTTAGTGTTAATGCATCTGCATTACACCCCGCAAAACCAAACTCTACAATGGCAGCAACTAAAGAAGAGGGTTTCCTGAGACAAGGTGCAAATAATACAGTTTGCGTTCCTGGCATGAAAACATGTGAGGAAGGAGGTCCTGGTTCTCCTAAGAATCTTGGAACTGCTGTAGGTATTAATGGTAGTAGAAGTAATACTGTAAAACCTAGAGATCCAGAAAAACCAATACACGTTGCTAATGGTGTTGGTGGTCCTTGGAGATCACTCGAATATAAACTTGCATATTTAATTGAAGATATTGCTGATACTGCAGCAACTCTCGTAAAAAATGAAGACGGGGACTTCCTCGATCTCATGACGGGAAAAATTATAACTGCAAAAGAGTTAACTGCTAAGGTGCAGAATTTCTTGAGTGCTATATTTTCTCAAGTTGTTAGTGCTATCAGGCAATCTCTAGCGAACCTTGCAGAACAATTAAATGTTGTAACTTTACTTGCAGGTGCAACTGGTATTCCATTTGTCACTTTTACTGCTGTTACTAAGGCAGTTCAAATGATTTTGAGTGCTCTTTGTATTGTTGATAAAGATCTTTTAAGTCTTATTCAATCTCCTATTGATAGTCTTCTCGGTATTGTTGAAAATTTCCTTGAGGGTATCATCTCTCAAGCACAAATGGTCATGAACAGTGTTCAGAAAGTCATTGATGACATTGTTTGCTCTGTTCAAACTATTCTTAATAAAGCACTCGGTATTGTAAATGATGTAAAATCTATTGTCTCTGGAATCGAAAAGGCACAAGAACTCATTAAAACATGGGAACAAGGAACACAAATTTTCAACGATCTTCAAAATTTCTTTAAAAATGGCATAACCAACTTAACTGGATTGATGGCATTATTTCTTAAGTTTGCTTCAAGTAATTGTAATCGTAAACTTACTGGTGCTGAAAATGATAAAGGTTGGTATCCTTTATTTGGTATGACTGATTGCACACCTGAGGAACTCGCCACTATCAATAGCATTCGAGGAAGAAATAGAGGTGATTGTGGTGAAAATGATAAAGGTGGCGGATTACTTGATAATATTCTTTCGCAAGCAGATCCTTATTTGTCTGCTGCTAAAAACTTTGTGAATGGTGCATCTGAATTATATCTTGGCACACCTGGTCGTTTAGCAACCATTATTCGTAAAGAAAATGGAACAACATTTACATCAGTTAAAATAAGTCAAAGAGCGTACGCTGAATATACTTTCAAGAAAGCATTGCGTAAGGAAAAACCAGATATATCTGATGATGAAATAGAAACACAATTAGTTAATTACAGAAAGAGACAAACAGAAAAGAAAGATGATGTTCTGGTTGCAGATCACGCAACGTATGTTGGTAATAGCACTAAAGAAGTTCATGGTGATCAATGTGAAGCAATTGATGGTTCACAGGTTACTAATATTGAAGGTGACTATCATTTAGATATTACAGGTGATTGTCATATTACTGTTGGTGGATCCTTTATGCTTAATGCTACAGGTGCACCTAAACAGGCAAAACCAGATGGAACTGACTCTGATGAAAAAGACATTAAAAAACATTCATTAACATTTGGTTCTGATGTTGATATGAATATCTCAGGTGCTGCTTTTGAATTACAGGGTTCAGAATGTAATATAGGTGCGGTCACTACAAAAATTACTGGATCTAATTTTGAGTGCTCATCTACAACGCAAAATCTCTCAGGTGGTGAGATTCTTATTACTGCAGAAAACTCTGTTGATATTACTACACCATCTTTAGTAGAATTAATTAACTTCCCTCCTTCACCTATACCTAAGGTTAAAACTGGTATTCTTAGAAAGGTTGGTGGTTCTATGGAAACATATATGACACCTGGTTTAGCTGCAGCAGATGCTATTCCTAGACATATCGTTGCAAACCCTGCAGGATATGCTTTCCATCAAAATGGTTTGGCATATACAAACTTAGTTATGACAGGACCATGGCTCGCAACTGCTACAGCAGGTCTTGCTAGTTTAACAGCAGGTGCAGTAGTAAATATCACTGCAGGTGCTGCAATGAACATCACTGCAACAGCAGCAGTAAACATAAAAGGGTTGACGATCTTCCTAAATTAGTGCTATACTATATGTGTATTCGCGGATGCCCCACTTGGTTTGGTGCACAACACCTCCGCAGAACGACAGGAGACCCCATGCAAGACACTCAAGTTGAGCAAATTTTTGTTAATTTCTCTAGGAGATCTATAAAAATCCTAGATATTGAAGGGTACGACAAAACAATAGAATGGGAATGGAATGAAGAGGGAGCGGAAGGTTTCTCAGAAACTATTTCTCACCTTTGTGATGTCCTTGACACTGACCTTATTACCTATTGTTTTGCAGAAACAGAATGATTATTCCACATTACAATTTTGATCCCAACATTACATTTCCGATTTCTATTGCAGTAATCACTGTATTGTTTATCTTCTATGGTATCTACAGAGGTTTCTTTGCAAATGAAGGATTGACAGACCCATTTGACGACCACGACGACTAAAACTATGATTGGACCTATTGGCATTACATTAGATCAAGCAGATGAAAACTTTCATTTCATGATTGATCTAACAGCAAACCAAAGAGTTTGTTGGAAAATTTCAACACCTAAGGGATCTGTTATGTTAGTTCCTGTAAATGAAATTGCTCCTGTATCTGATGAAATTCAAGATCAAGTAGAGGAGTTTCGTAAAAGTTTTATGGAGAAAGATGCGGCCTGAAACTAGACATGCCATGGAAATGCTTTTTCATTCAAAATGGAACTTGCCAAAAGCAGCAAAACATGCTAATCTAACTAATAAGGAAATGAAGATTACTTTCAATGAATACTGTAATTTCCATGAAACTTCCGAACTGGCAACACCACTCAAAAAAGGAGAAAAAGAGGCATCTTAAACCTCAAGCACTTCGTGCTGCTAAAAAAAGATTACAAGCATTAAAGAAAAAACTGGGAGTGTGGCGGAATCGGTAGACGCACCAGACTTAAAATCTGTTGGGCATGTGCCCGTGAGAGTTCAAGTCTCTCTACTCCTACTGTCGGGGGAGTACAAAAGATCTCTATTTAGAAAGAGTGCCCCCCTTCAAAACATAATAAAATAACATGACAGCATTAATTATCATAGTTGTGCTCATTGTAGTAGCAGGAGCACTTATAAGGTACTACGATCCTCATTAAATGAAAGTTCACTCTCATACGGAACCTTTTCCGTTTTTGTTTATTGAGGATTTGTATACAGAGGAAGAATTGCGTCTAATATGGTGCGAGTTAGATTATTATCAATCTAATAAGTATATACTAGATGCAAATACTAATCCTTCTGTAACAGATGATGGAAAACCAAGAACTAGAAAACAAGGAAACTTTGTTGATAATGTTTTCCAATTGAGAGAGTATTCTAATATTTTAAATCTTTCTAGAAAAGTATTAGAACCTGGTTTGATATGTCGTAGTGATCATCTTTTTCAGTGGAAATATTTCCAACCTGATGTAGATCACTCTTTGCTTTCATATTATGATGATGGTGGATATTATCTACCACATCACGATAACACTGTAGTTAGTATAATCTCATGGTTATGGAAAGAACCTAAATGTTTTGAAGGTGGGGATTTTGTATTTGAAGATTATAAAATGACTGTTAAATGTAAAAACAACAGTGCAGTTGCATTTCCTGGCACTACTAGACATGGAGTCACTCCTATCAAAATGGAAGATCAACATAAAGATCTAGGTTTAGGTAGGTATTCTTTATCACACTTTTTAAATTTTAGATAATGGCATACTTAGTTCATCCCTTACCGCCCAGAAAAGTCTGGGTCAAAAAAGAATATCTTTATGATCTAGAAAAAGGTCATGGAGAACTCACACCTGGCATTTGGATCTCAGTAAGGAGTATTCAAGCAAAGGCATT